GCAATCCATTTACAAATTAGACAAAGCATACTTTGATAAGTTTGATATTGTGATTGGTGATGAAGCTCATCAATTCAAATCAAAATCATTAGTATCCATCATGTCTAAACTTCATGATGCAAAGTATAGATTTGGATTTACTGGAACTCTTGATGGAACTCAAACTCATAAACTTGTTCTTGAAGGATTATTTGGACCAACATACAAACTTATCAAGACTGATGAACTAATCAAAAAAGGTTATCTTTCAAAATTAAACATTAAAGTTCTTCTTCTCAAACATGAACCTCAAAAGTTTGAAGTCTATGAAGATGAAGTTCAATATTTGATTGGTCACAATAAAAGAAATAAGTTTATTAAAAATCTAACTTTAGATCTTAAAGGAAACACTTTAGTTTTATTCAGTAGGGTTTCTACTCATGGTGAGCCATTATATGAATTCATAAATAAAGATAAGAGTGAAAATAGAAAAGTCTTTTTTATCCATGGTGGTGTAGACACTGAAGAAAGAGAATTAGTTAGAAAAATTACTGAAGAAGAATCCAATGCAATCATTGTTGCCTCTTATGGTACTTTCAGCACTGGGATTAACATTAGAAATCTTCATAATATTATTTTTGCTTCACCAAGTAAATCAAGAATAAGAAATTTACAATCTATAGGAAGAGTACTTAGAAAAAGTAAAGAGAAAGTCTCAGCAACTCTTTATGATGTAGCAGATGATATAACTTGTAACTCTAAAAGAAATTATACATTAAATCACTTAGTAGAAAGAATTAAAATTTATAATGAAGAAAACTTCAACTATGAAATTATAACTATTAACTTAAAGAAATAAATGGAAAACGAATTTTATGCTGCAATTAAATTAGTATCAGGTGAGGAAATCTTTGCTATTGTTTCCCCAACAGAGGAAGATAATAGAACTTTACTGATGCTTGAAAATCCTGTTATTATTGAACCCATGATATCAAAAAGTCAAGGTACTGTTGGATTCAAAGTAAAACCTTGGATGATGATTCCTGATGATAATATCTATATAATTGATATGAATAAGGTCATTACAATGACTGAAATAAAAGATGAACAAATCATCAGAGTCTATCAAAAGTATAACAGAAACTCTTCTCAAGTATCCTTAGAAAGGAATATGGGATTCATCTCTAAAGTGGATGATGCTCGTAAGTCCCTAGAGAAACTCTATAATAGTAATTAAGCTATACCCCATCTTTCAACCCTAACAGAGTGATTCTAATTGGATACATAGAAGTTGTCAACTCCTTGATAAAGGTGCTACAATAGTAAGACAAAACTTAATTATGATTGGTAAACTTGATGCAGATATTAATGCCCAAAGGAAAGAAGAAATCTGAACACTATGTAAACAATAAAGAGTTTTACCAAGCTCTTGTTGAATACAATAAGAAAGTTCAAGAAGCAAAAGAAAAAGGTCTTCCAAAACCAAGAATTACAAATTATCTTGGTGATTGTTTTTTGCGTATTGCTAATCATCTTGCATACAAACCAAACTTCGTGAACTACATGTTCAAGGATGATATGATTTGTGATGGTATTGAAAACTGTGTTCAGTATATTCACAACTTTGATATCAATAGAACAAATCCATTTGCATACTTTACTCAAATTGTTTACTATGCATTCTTAAGAAGGATTGCAAAAGAGAAGAAGCAGTTAGAAATTAAGTCTAAGATTATCGAAAGGTCTGGATATGATGAAGTCTTTACTTCAGAAGATGGTGATTATTCAGACATGAACTCAATCAAAGATAATATCAATTACAGATTTTTATGAAAGTTGCTATCATTACTGATACTCACTATAATTTCCGCAAAGGAAACAAAGTCTTCCATGAGTATTTTGAAAAATTTTATAAGAACATCTTTTTTCCAACATTAAAAAAATATAACATTGATACAGTCATCCACATGGGTGATATGTTTGATAATAGAAAAGCAACTGATTATTGGAGTTTAGATTGGACCAAGAGAGTTATATTAGACCCTCTAAAGAAATATAAGGTTCATGTTGTTCTTGGTAATCATGATATCTTTTATAAGAATACAACAGAACTCAATAGCCCTATGTTGCTATTGAATGATTATAAGAACATTAATGTGTATCACAAACCAACTACTATTCAAATTGATGGTAAAGGTATCCTATTTGTTCCTTGGGTGACCTCTGAGAGTGAGCAGGAGACCCTACAAGCAATCCAAAATACACCAGCTAAGGTTTGCATGGGTCATTTGGAATTGAGTGGGTTCTATGTGAATAAGAGCACAATCCAACAACATGGAAAAGATAAATCTACATTTCAGAAATTTGATAGAGTTTTTTCAGGTCATTTTCATATGAGAAATGATGATGGAAAGATTTTTTATCTTGGTAATCCATATCAATTGTATTGGTCTGATTATGGAGATACAAGAGGATTTAGTATTTTTGATACTGAGACTTATGAAATAATCAAAGTTGATAATCCATATGAAATGTTTAAAATTTGTAATTATGATGAGGATAATTTAGAAGAAGATTTAAGTGTCTATGAAGGATGCATTGTTAAATTGGTTATCAAAAATAAAACTGATCAGCATAAGTATGAAAAGTTTTTAGACAACCTTATAAAAAGTCAACCTTATGAATTAAAAATTATAGAACAAATAAAACTCAATTCTGATTTTGATGCAGACTCTATAGTTGAAAGTGAAGATACTCTTACGCTTTTGAAAAAATATGTTGATGAATCTGAAATTAAGTTAAATAAGAGTAGGATTAAAGATTTGATTCAATCCATTTATCAAGAGTCATTTCAATTACAGTAATGTATATTCTAACTCTTAAGAACAATGAATCTGATGGTGCATATGCTGTTGAAGACAAGTATGGAGAAAAAATCCTTTACTTGTTTGAAGAGGAGGATGATGCTATCAGATATTGTTCTATGTTAGAAGACCTTGATTATCCTGAAATGGAAGTAACAGAAATAAATCCACAAGTTGCTTTAACTGCATGTGATAGATTAGACTATCAATATGCTATAATTACCCCAGATGATATTGTGATTCCTCCTGACTATGCTGACGTTCAAAACTCTACGATATAAAAACTTTTTATCGTCAGGGAACCAATTTACTGAAATAGCATTAAATCAATTTGCTTCAACTTTAATTATTGGAAGCAATGGTGCAGGTAAGAGTACGATGTTAGATGCTCTTACTTTTGTATTATTCAATAAACCATTTAGAAAAATTAATAAAAACCAACTTATCAATACAACAAACGAAAAAGATTGTGTTGTTGAGATTGAGTTTAGTATAGGAAAAAATAATTGGAAAATTATTAGGGGAATCAAACCAGCAATCTTTGAGATATACAAAGGAAAAACTTTACTGAATCAAGAAGCATCTGCAAATGATCAGCAGAAATGGTTGGAGCAAACAGTACTGAAGTTAAACTACAAGTCATTCACTCAAATTGTAGTTCTTGGTTCTTCCAATTTTATTCCATTTATGCAACTGTCTTCTCAACATAGAAGAGAAGTTGTGGAGGATTTGCTTGATATTAAAGTATTTTCTTCTATGAATGATGTCGCCAAAATTAAAATCAAGGAGATTAAAGATGATATCAAAGAAATTGGTTACAAGAAAGAGAATGTTGAAGACAAAATTGAATCGCAAAAGTTGTTTATTGAGGAAATTGAAAAACTCAAAGACAAAGACATTCAAGACAAAAGAAACAAAATTGATTCAATAGATTCTGATGTAGATACAATTAATATTAAAAATACTGATATACAAGAACAGATTGATGAGAATACTAAATCTTTAGAAGAGTTAGCATATTCTGCAGAGAAGTTAAAGAAACTTGAAGGACTCAGTATTAAACTAGATCAGAAGATAACATCTGTGATTGACGACCACAAGTTTTTCAAGAAGAATAGTGTTTGCCCTACATGCACGCAAAATATTGAAGAAGAATTTCGTTTAAATAAGATTGAAGAGATTGAAAATAAAGCAAAAGAAATTAAGAAGGGTCAAGAAGAACTTCAAAAATCAATTGACCAAGAAACACAAATTCAAAACCAGTTCCTGAAAATTAGTAAAGAGGTATTACAACTAACAAATGAACTCAATCTTAACCATGTTAAAGTTTCTCAATTTAGAAAGCAGATCAAAGAACTTGAATCAGAAATTCAAGAACTTACCTCTCAATCAGAAGATAGAAATACTGAAACTGCAAAGTTAGAGTCTTACCAGGAAACATTAGAAACTTTTTTAAAAGAACTTTCAACCAAAAAGGAAGAGTTATCTAACTATGAATTTATTCATATGCTTCTTAAAGATGATGGTGCCAAGACAAAAATCATCAAGAAGTATCTACCTCTAATCAATCATACTCTCAATAAGTATTTGGAGATGTTGGAGTTTTCTGTAAACTTCACGCTTGATGAGGAGTTTAATGAAAAAGCTTTGAACCCAATCTATGAAGATTTTTCTTATGAATCTTTTAGTGAAGGTGAGAAGATGAGGATTGACCTTGCCACTTTATTTACTTGGAGAGAAATAGCAAAAATTAAAAACTCAATTAATACAAATTTACTAATACTTGATGAAGTGTTTGATAGTTCTTTGGATGACCATGGAACAGACTACTTCACTAAAATTATTAAGTATGAAATAAGCAAATCTAATGTGTTTGTAATCTCACATAAAAGAGATGAATTGCTTGACAGATTTGATTCAGTCATTACCTTTGAAAAGAAGAAAGGATTCAGTACGATGATTGACTCTTTCTGATCTAACTGGTATGATGGATATTGATTATTTTTGTTTTTATTATGCCCCATTCTGATGAATTTAGGTTTACTCTATCTGATGGTGGAGATGGAACTCTTGATCTCTCTAAGATTCCTACATTTGATGAAATTACACTTTCTATGAATAATAATAATGAAAATGGGTTTTGGAAGTATAGTGAAGATAAAACTTTGAAAGAAATTGAACAATACCTTTCAAGCACTTATCATTCTCATTACACTTCTGAACAATCTAAAACTCAAACACTGGATTTGATTGAAAGTATTGGTGATGCTGAACCTTTTGTTCGCTCTAATGCTATTAAATACCTTTCTCGTTTTGGTAAAAAGAATGGTAAATCAAAAATGGATATTCTAAAAGCAATCCATTATTGCATTCTCCTCTATCACTTTGCTGGACTTCATAATGAAACTCAAGGAACCTATGAAACTTTCTGATAATACTGTTACAATCCTCAAAAACTTTTCCAACATTAATCAGTCTATTCTGATTAAGAAAGGTTCTCAAATTAAGACTATCTCTGTACTCAAAAACATCTATGCTGTTGCAGGTGTTGAAGAAGAGTTTAGTAAAGACTTTGCCATCTATGACTTGAATGAGTTTCTAAATGGTCTCAGTTTGCATCAAGACCCTGACCTTGATCTTACTAATGATTCTTATCTGACTATTAAGGAAGGTAAGCGTAAGGTCAAATATTTCTATGCAGATCCTGAGGTGATTGTATCTCCTCCTGATAAAGATATTGATCTTCCCAGTGAAGATGTATGTTTTCAACTGGAACATTCACAACTGGACAAACTGATCAAGGCATCTGCTGTTTATAAACTGCCAGATCTTTCTGCTGTTGGTGAGGCAGGTGTGATTCGTTTGGTTGTTAGAGATAAGAACAATGACACATCAAATGAATACTCAATCACAGTTGGTGAAACTGATGCAGAGTTTGTTTTTAACTTTAAAGTTGAGAACATTAAGATGATTCCTGGTTCTTATGATGTAGTCATCTCCAAGAAACTGTCTGCCAGGTTTGTAAATGAAAGATATAACTTGAAGTATTTTATTGCACTTGAACCTGATTCCACATTTGAATGATTGTAGGATTTTATTATGAGTAAAGATTTCTTGTGGGTGGAAAAATATCGCCCAAAGAAAATTGAAGATTGTATTCTAACTGAAAATATTAAAAAGACTTTTGTTGATTTTTTAAAGCAAGGTGAGATTCCAAATATGCTCCTTGCAGGTCCTGCTGGATGTGGCAAAACTACAGTAGCAAAAGCATTATGTGAAGAACTTGGAGTAGATTATTATGTCATCAATGGATCAGACGAAGGTAGATTCCTCGATACTGTGCGAAACAATGCAAAGAATTTCGCTTCGACCGTCTCGCTTTCATCAACTGCTAAACACAAAGTCATCCTTATTGATGAAGCAGATAACACAACCCCAGATGTACAACTCCTCCTACGGGCTAATATTGAGACTTTCTATAAGAATTGTAGATTCATCTTCACCTGCAACTACAAAAACAAAATCATTGAACCTCTCCACTCCAGATGTGCAGTTGTTGAGTTCAACATCAAAGGAAAAGAAAAGGCAAAACTTGCAGGAGAATTCTTCAAGCGTCTCGGGTCTATTCTTGAGGAAGAAAATGTCAAATATGACCAAAAAGTTCTTGCACAAATTATCAATAACTACTTCCCAGATTGGAGGAGGATACTTAATGAATGTCAAAGATATTCTGTAGGTGGGGAAATTGATTCTGGTATTCTTTTTACCTTTGCAGATGTATCTGTAAATGATCTTCTGAAAAGTATTAAAGAAAAAAACTTCCCAGAGGTCAGGAAATGGACAGCACTCAATATTGATAATGATGCATCTATCATTCTTAGGAAAGTTTATGATGCTCTTTATGATAAAGTAGATGGTCCAAGTATTGCTGCTGCTGTGTTGATTGTTGCTAAATATCAGTACCAATCTGCTTTTGTGGCAGACCAAGAAATCAATCTTCTTGCAGCACTAACTGAGATTATGGTGGAGTGTAAGTTCAAATGATTAATTTTAATTTATTTGATTTTCCTTCTATTTTTGGAGTTGTTAAATCAACTGATGGTCTTAAAAGAAACCAAACAAGACCTTTAAGAGCAGAAGTTCAAGAGATTGCTATTGCCAAATATAGTGGTGGACAACTTCAGTATATTGGAGATAGGGAAAATGGTAGAGACTTTTATGGAATTGTAGATGGTCTTTACTATGAATCAAAAGGTATGGATGGTTTATTTTTAAAAACAGTTGAGTACACTAAAGAAATAACTCTTAAAAACTTTCAAGGAAAAAATTTAGGTCTTCCTAAAAAAACATTTGATTATATGTTACTTTGGGATACTAAAAATTATACAGTTGGCATTTGTAATTGGGATGCTTGTATGAGAAATGTTAAGGTTAAAGATGCTGTAGTTTCCTTTAAAGTTCATTATAATGATATTCAGTTTTTGGCAAAAAATGTTATTCCGACAGAAAAAGAAGACTTCGCCACTAAACTTTACAATTTAATTGAGGAGACAGTATGAAGCAACTTAAAACTCCATTACGTTACCCAGGAGGAAAATCAAGAGCAGTTGTAAAACTGGCACAATACTTTCCAGATCTCAAAACTTATGATGAGTTTAGAGAACCATTTCTTGGTGGAGGAAGTGTTGCAATTTATGTAACCAAGATGTTTCCTTTCCTAGATATTTGGGTGAATGATTTATATGAACCTCTTGTAAATTTTTG